TCGCATGTCTAGGGGAGATTATTTGACACTACCCGCGAAAACAACAGAAGGACGACCAAGTCAGTATTTTTACAATCGACAAATACTGCCACAAGTCACATTATGGCCTACCCCGGATAAATCTACAGACACTTTGATTTATTACTATGTGCAGCGGATGGATGATGCTGATACTTTAGTTAATACAACAGACGCACCATTTCGTTTTTATCCCTGTATGGTCGCGGGTTTAGCTTATTATATCGCGATGAAAAAAGCCCCGGACAGAATTCAACTTTTAAAGTCGGTGTACGAAGAAGAATTTCAACGTGCAGCAGATGAGGACGAAGACCGAGTGCCGCTGAAACTTCAGCCTAGTATTCAATATCTTCGGGTTAATTAATGGCTAGACATGCATCTGGTAAAAAAGCTTGGGGTCTTTCGGATCGTTCCGGGTTCCGGTATCGCCTTGCAGAAATGATTGTTGAGTGGAATGGTCTCAAGGTTGGTCCAGACGAGTATGAGATTAAACATCCACAATTAAATCCTCGCAGGGTAGGCCCTGACCCTCAAGCTTTGTTTCAACCTAGACCAGATACTGCTACTGAAGAGGCTGGTCAAGTTCTTTTAATGATGAACCCTTTTCAATCAGGTAGCGCTGGTTCTTCTGTAATTACTGTGTTCGAGCCTTCTCATGGTCGAAGCACATCTAATGTTGTTATCTTTCGTAAAACACAAGCATTCGACGGTTTTTCAAAAACCGCTTTGGAACTAGCTGCGGGGTATACAATCACTGTTGTTGATGCCAACTCGTATACAATCACAATCACTGGCGAAACGGCGACCACTGGCGGCGTAAGAGGCGGCGGTGGCGTTGCAACTGCTGAAGCTGGTGTAGCAACAACATCATCGACGTTTGATTCGATAAGTGTTACATTCGATTCGGCAAGCAAGACTTTTGACGAGGCTTAAATGGCAAAACAAGCAGTAGGAATTGGAACAACAGCGAATGACGGAACGGGTGATACCCTTCGTGCAGGCGCAGATAAAATAAACGACAACTTCGATGAGATCTACAATGCGTTAGGTAACGGAACCACGCTTACAGATATTATCGACACAAACGGTGTTCTTGACGTAAGTCAAGGCGCGAACAAGATCGTTTTCTACTATGCAGCTTTTAGTGATCTACCCAGTGCATCAACATATCATGGAGCCATTGCTCATGTGCATGCGCTCGGAGGGATGTATTTTGCCCACGGCGGTAATTGGCTGCGCCTGAATGATGAGGCAAGCGGTCCTGTAACCAAATACACCGCTGGTGTGAACGGCTCTACCGCATATACATTTACTGGCCCCGGGGCAACTTCAGGTAACAATCCGAACTTTACCTTCTACAAGGGTCACACATATTTGATTGACAATACAGCTAATGTATCAAGCCATCCTTTGCAAATCAGGACATCTAATGGCGGGTCTGCTTTTACAACAGGGGTGACAGACAACTACAATTCTACCACCGGATTGACGCAGTTTATTGTCCCGCATGAACCAAGCGATACATCTTTGGTGTATCAGTGCACTAACCATAGCGGTATGGTCGGCAATATAACAATAGTATAGTGAGCAAGTGACATGTCATTTACATACACAGAGCTACAAGACGCGATAAAGAATTTTACAGAGAATGAGGAAACTTCTTTTGTAACTAATCTGCCTGTGTTTATTCGTGGCGCGGAAGATCGTATCTCTACGCTGGTTGATCTAGAACTATTTAGAAAGAATGCTACGTCACAACTTACAGCTAGTGATCCTTATCTAAATGTGCCCAACGATTATTTGGCACCTTTCTCTTTTCAAATTACAACAGCTAATTATAAAGCGTTTTTAGACTTCAAAGATGTAAACTTTGTTCAACGGTATTCAATAGATTATGGCAGCAATGCTGTCCCAAAATACTATGGTATTTTTGATGTAGATAATTTTATTGTGGGTCCTACACCGGATCAGGCATATACAGTAGAGCTTCATTATTACTACAGGCCAGCCAGTATTACGGCTGGAGCGGGTTCAGGTAATACTTGGCTCAGTACTAATGCTCCTAATGCCCTTCTTTACGGTTCTCTTGTAGAAGCGTATACTTACATGAAGGGTGAACAGGACATGATGCAACTGTATGAGCAAAGGTTCATGCAGGAAATACAACGACTAAAGGATTTGGCTGAAGCTAGAGAGAATAGTGATGCCTACAGGAGAGGTCTACCTGATAGGCCACGCACTTAAACAGGAGTAAGACGATGGCAACGGATAACGCAGCAACCAATTACCTAGAGAGAAGAGTTCTTGACTTCATATTTAAGAACAACTCACTCTCTTTTGCTACGCCAAACAATGATATATATGTTGGCCTAGCAACCGGCGCGACAAACGCGGAGGCCGGAAATGTAACAGAAGTACAAGTAGACACAGACGATGCCAACTATACAAGGCAGCAAGTCACCGCAGCAAATTGGAAACAGTCAACAACAACCGTAGCAGTTGCTCTGACAAACAGTGCGACGGAACTGATACTAACAGACGCAGAAGCGTTTCCGTCATCTGGCGCTGTTGTTATCGGTGATGAGATCATTACCTACACTGGTAAAGATAGCACAGCCACCGCAAATACAAACGGTGCGGTTAGCTCATCAGCTAACGTAGCGGTTGATGGAAACAGCGGCACTATCACTGTTGGTATGGTTGTTACTGGCACAGGCATATCCGGCACAGTCAGAGTGGCTACTGTCACAAACCAAAACAACATTGTTTTGAGTTCCGCAGTTTCAATTAGTGATAATGTAGCACTAAGTTTTGACGGCACAAACACTCTCACAGGTGGTACACGAGGAACATCTAGCACAACTGCCGCCGCGCATAGCGTATCAGACGTTGTTGTTTGTGACACTCAGCGAGTGATAAACGACAACAATATTGAGTTTGCAGCAGCCGCTGGAACGGCCACCACTTACACCGTTAATAGGGCTTTTATCGCAGATAAAAACATTGCTACAGCAACGA